GGTTTAAATAAGACTTTATAATAGTCTTTATTTGCATCAAAATCATCAAAATATGGAGAGACGTTGAGATTAGTTTCCTGTGGCATAATTCTTTAGAATTGCAAAATAACTTTGATATCTTCTTTTTGGTTTTGAGATCTAGTAATCGAAGGTCTATTATCGACGTAAATAATGTTTCCTGAGTATTTTTTAACTTCTGGATTTGATAAACCACCAATAAAAGGTTGACCGAGATTATATGTTCTACTATTTAGTGTCGTAGTAATACCGGTAAAGGAACTGTCAATATAAAGATTTGTTTCATTTATAAGAGTTGTTCCTCCAGTTCCCACAGAATTTGTAAATCTATTTAATTGTATACCATAAGTTGGTGATGAATTTTGAGAACCATCCGTATTAAAACCAACAAGTGATTTATCCTGCCAATATTTTAAAACTCCAGTGTTCTGGTCATAAGAAACTACCCTACCTACAGCAGTAACTCCTGCACCTATTGTTTGAGTAAATCTGGAGTTTGGTATAAATGTTGTGGTATCAAACCCATCTCCTGCAAGTTTTAATGCATAAACTGCGCTTGCTTTGTCAATATCAAGTAGTGATATTGAATTGTATGCTTGGGGATTTTCCACAATTCCCACCCTAGCGATTTTATTACCCGTAACAAAATCTGGATTTTCTGAATCATTTTCAATTCTTGAGAAAACTAAAACATTATAAGCTCCAAGTTCCCTGTATATGTCTGCACCATGACCTCCTTTAGGCGGAATAATAACGTCGAAAGTTGGTGCAGTGGTTCCTGTGGGAATATTGCCACCAACTAAATCTACAGTTCCATACGTATATCCAGAACCTCCCACAGAAACTGTAATTGATTCCACTGTTGAGTCATTGTTAATGACAACAGTTGCCTTAGCCCCAATACCATCACCCTTGATTGGAACATTTGTATATATTCTATTTGCAGTTCCTAAACCAACACCACGATTTGTAATCGTTATGATTTTAAGTTGATTATTTGGTGCAGCAGCATTTTCTCTTATCGCACTTTCTGAATAATTTTCCCAATCTTTTGGTACGGGTATAAAGTTAATAGTATCAAATTTTACAATTTCACTTGGTTTGATTGTATAAAGATACTTCCAAATATACCCATCTCCACTATTCCCAGCAGATTTTGGTTCCAAATCAGTGAATGTTGGTTCATCTAAAGATGGTCTACCTGATGGATTTTCTGGGTCTGTCCCATTTTGTAGGCAAATATAAACCCTAAAATCGCTGTTTATTACATAATAATTTGATGAATAAAGACTTGTTGCTCCCGAGGGGGATGTATTTGTTCTACTGATATCGTGGCGATACATATCATATACCGTACCAGAAGACCAAATATTTTTTTTAATAACAAGATTTACGTCACTTGCTCTGATTTTTTTCAAAGCGACCATGGTATCCCAATAATCATTTTCTTGCTCAAAACTATCTTTTGGTGAGGGTGGATTTGCTTCCCAAGAAGATGAGTAATCTGTTGCATTAGTTAAACCAACAAAAGAATAATATGAATTTGAAGAAGAAGTTGCGGCCGCAACAAAATTCTTCGCATTCAATATTCTTAATTGGTCAGTTATAATTGCCGACATTTTGCAGTTTTTTATCTATTTATGTATTATAATTTAGATATTTTAAGCGATTAAATCTCTGGACAATTGGAGAAGTTGTGATTCCCCCGACATTTGCGTATGTATTAAACTCTTTCGGGTCTAATCTAAATGGTGTTGATATTCTTCCCCAACTATATTCCCCATAGAAATTGCTAAATCCTACACCGGTTAATCCATTATAATCGGCAACACTCACTGTTACTTTAGCTACATCTGTAATTCCCATACCAGGAACGGCGGTTTGTGCAATTGAAACTGCAGCAACTTGGTATATATTATTAATAAATGATGTACCAACCCCAACTATACCGTTAGATAAATCTAAAGATGTAAGTCCATTACCAATATTGGAATTATTGATGGTAAAGTAGTAACCAGTTTGAATTCCACTTATACCAGTAGTAGCAATTCCAACCTTTGAAATAGCAGAGTCTCTTAATGTAGAATCTGTTGGAATGAATAAATCAAATACAATTCCGGTTGATGCTACACCCACTGAAGTTGTTTGAACTCCCGTAATTATTCCAAAATCGCCATCATATAATATTGAATCAATTAATTCATAAGTTGTTTTTGGAGGTTCAATTAAAACTATAGGTGGTTGAGATTGCAAGTATCCCGTTCCACCAAATGATATGGAAATATCAGATACTATCCCACCAGAAACAATCGCAGTTGCTATAGCAGTTGCAGCAGTTGCAGTAGTTCCAAATCCAATTGGACTGGATATTGAAATACTTGGTGAAGTTGAATATCCAATACCCCCATCAGAAATAACGATTGAAGAAATTGTACCAGAAATAGAAACGATGGCAGTTGCTGAAGCAGATACTACAGAATCCTGAGAAACTATTAAGATTTTGTTCTGCGGAATTTCATTAGAACCATCTCTGGTATATTCTTTCTCGCTATCAAAGAATGTTTTTACACTTTCAACAAAAATTTCAGTAGAATTGATATTAATATTCTGTATAATATTTGTACTTGGTTGTATATAAGATTCGTAGATAATTCTATCTTTTCCAACTGCTTGACCATTTATAAAAAGATCATCGGTTTGTCTACACCAGGTTATTGGTCTCAATAGTGTTTCATCATCAACATTTCCGGGACCAGCATAGATGTTAGTTGCGGCGATGTCTGAAGAAATTATTTCAGTAATTAATCTACTCTTTTCAGTAAATCTAATTTTATCATCAGTTATAGTAACCCGATCTCCAACCTTAATATTTTCCAAAATATCAGTACTTAAAGTATCTAAATTTTCTGTTCCTCTATAGAATATTAATTTTGAAGTATCTCCTTGCTTTGGAGCTTCTGTGAATGTTATAGTACTTCCTCCTTTAAAAATATAAGCTTCTCCCGGAACTTGTAGAATATCATTGATGAATATTAATAGTGTAGCTTCAACATCTACATTTGAACCCTCTCTAGATCTAATTGTAGTTTGGTTATTCTGAATACGAATTGGGAATACTTTGCGGTTTCCATCGAATAAAGAATCTATAGGATCAATAACTTGGAAAGAACCAACAGTCCAAGATGAAAAATCATCTGAGAATATATCATCAATGGTAATTTGAAATTCAGAAAAACTCAATGAAGTATCTGTGGCAATTCCAGTAGTTCCTCCAATAGAAACAGTTAAAATCTCTCCCCTTTTGTAACCATATCCAAGATTTGTTAGCTCAAAAGAAATTACGCTAGAACCTTGACCGACAATAATATCGGCAAATGCTCCAACTCCATTTCCTGCAGAAGATTCCGAACTGTAAATCAGAGGAATATTGGAATATGACAATGGAGAATCAAATATTACGATCGGAGGATTTGATGAGGTGTACCCAATTCCAGGATTTGTAATGGCCACACTGACCACATTTCCATTACTCACGACAGCAGTTCCAATAAATTCGATATTTGGAACGCCTGTACTTGAAGTTGCAACTCCAACATTCACTACTGATTGAATTCCTGGTCTATATCCAGAACCACTATTTCCAATACTAATCGATTGAATAGTTCCTGCGACAGAAACTATTGCAGTTCCGCCTGCAGACACCAGAGGTTGGTATCCATATCCTTGCGTCGATCCGACAGAAAGAATAATACCTCCCCTAGGAATACTTGCCAAATTTACATCATAAATCGTTGATGCTGCAGATCCCACAAATGATATTGTAGTAATTCCAACTTCCTCAACCAAACTATAGTCTCCTTCTACCAGAGGTGCTGAAGGTCCCTGGAATACATTATTAATAAGTACAATTGCATTATTAGAAGATATTCCCACTAAACTGGAACCATTTGATTTTAGTTCAAAAGTTCTATCTGTCCCATTAAAATTACTTGAAATATTATCAAATATATAATTATTTGAATATGGGTCTTCAGTTGTTCCAGGAAATCCCGTCCTCAAAAATACTCTCCCATTAAATGATGAACCAGTTTCAATTCCAATATAATCCACTTCATCAGGTCTTGATTGTATATTTAAAAATGGAACTTTTCCAAATGGAGCCTCAGAAAAATAAATTTTGTTTTCTACAATATTATACTGTCCAAGTACCTTAGTTACTGTAGTTGTTGAAGTATGAGATGACAAATTACTACCTAACCACTGCCTAGTCACCGTAATAGAATTGGTACTTGCAACACCAACGGAGTTAACTCTCATAATTTCATCATCAATTTTAATTAAGTCTCCACCATATATTAAATTAGTATTTGATACGTATATTGTGAAGTCGAACAAAGAAACATTCGCAGTCAATGTTGTTGTAATTTCGCTCAATGTTATTGGAGATTGAATGACATTATCAACTCCAATTATAACCTTTTCATTTTGATTTTTTGAAGTAAATAGATGTGAATTTCCAATACCAACATTTGTCAAATCTAAGAAGTTTGGAATTGGATTTAAAGCTTCAGATGCAGAAGATGCAACCCTTATATCCAAATCACTTAATCTAACTACATATAATTTTTCTGGAAGTTTATCCGTAAGTCCTATTCCAGAAATAGATGTAGTTGCAATTCCTATTGCTTGAGTTGTTCCAACTCCTGGATATGTGTATACAATTTCCTCTCCTGTAACATAAAAATTATTTGGAATACGAATAGTATCATTTACTATATTCACGACACTGGAGTTACTTCCATCAAAATATCTTTCAAAAATTGGAATATTTTTATGAGTTAAGTTGAACTCTTTTACGATGTCGTTGTCAGTTCCTGTATATGAATTTTGCTCATATTCAATAAATCCACTTTCAAGAATAATTCTATCAGTTTGTTCATTTAGTCCAATGTTAATAGAAAATACTTTAACGTCAACTTCTATATCTTCATTTGGAGTAAAGTAAATTTCAGTATTGGCAGCATTAATACCTGCAGTTACTATACCAAGAGTATTTTGTGTATTGAGAATTCCAAATTCTGTTGCATAGCATTTGTTTTCGCTGAGGTTAGTTAATACAAAAAACTCAGAAACTTGATAAGATGAGTTAGTTTTATCTTCAATACTGAGAATAAAGTAAGAACCCGAGTATAGAGTATTGGAGTAAACTGCTATAATATTTTCTACAGGAGAACTACTAGAAGCAATTCCTACTGAAGAAGAAGATAGTGAACTTCCACTCAAAATTTGAGTACCAATTCCAGATGCAGAAGCATTTGCTAGAGAAATATTAAAAATATTAACTGAATAATCAACTAATGTTGGTTCATTAGGTATAATATCGACCTTGATTTCCGACCCGTCGAAATATGCATTATACGTTCCTATACCGGAGTATAGTCTTGATGAAAAATTATTAGTGGTTATTTGCCCATAATCGGACAAGTATACGTCATTTCCATCATTAATAAGGATTATCTCATCAACTTCATAGTATGATGAATCAGTCGCTCCAATTTGAACTAGGATTTTTGATGATCTGTATGTTGAAGCAATACCAACAATTGAAGTAGAAACTGAAGTTCCTTGGGGAATTGATGTGGTAGATGTGCCAATGACAACAGAATCTCCAAGATTTACAGTTCCGGAAGCATTTACAGTATCACTTAGGGAGAAAGAAACTGATTGTATATGATAGTCATTAAATTGAGATTTTTGTGGATAAAATAATAAGTTTCCAGAATTTCCAGTAATATTAAAATCAAAAAAACCTAAATCAGATTTTGTGTGTAATCCATACTGGTTTATAAATCCAAAATTATCGTCCTGCAGAAGAACCAGTGAACTAAATTGCTTTTCATCCTCAGATAATTTATCTTGCACTATTACAAAATATTTTTTTGTTCTACTATCATCCAAGATAAAAGATTCTACAGTGCTAAAATCCGTGGCTCTTGGATTACTATTAAAATTATCTGAAATATCATCTATTGTCAAAACTCTATTGCCAATAGATTCAATGTAATCCTGAACAATTCTAGAATTAAATACAATCTCATTAGAATTAATTTTTCCATCAATATTAATTGAATTTTCTGAAACTAAGTCAAAATCATAAACACAATTTAAATCAATAACTCCGGTCAGATTTGCAATAGCAGAAAAATCTCCTCTATTTTGATCTGTAGAAATTCCTAGATTTTCCGGTATAGATTCTAAAGTTAAATTTGCAAACTTTTTAAATCCGGCAGTATGATTTAAAGAACTTACTGGATTATTCCAGGTTGCAAAGTCTTGCTTTGCGTTAAGAGCATATGAAAAATATTGATAATAGTCACTATCATGTACCCTTTGAAAATCATTATTCAAAAATCCAGTTTCAGTATTCCATCCCTTTCTTAGTTTGGAAAATGAATCTATTTTGTAATCACCTTCAAAAACAAATACCTCTCTTATAATACCGGCAGAACCTGAAGTTTCTCCTATTATTAGTTGATTTATATCAAAATCATTAATTGTAGATACCTTTAAATATTGATTATCTTCATTCCAGTTTAAAACAACCCCATTTGACGCAAGAGAACTTACATTCTCTCCTTCATAAAAATTATTTGATTTTAGAACTGGATTAAAAGTTGGAAAATATGATTCTGGTACTATTCTACCTATAGAAAAACTACTTTCGAAAGAACCTGGAACTTCACCATCTTCCAAATATGAAGACATATTAAATGTAACAACTCCAATTGCCCCACCAATATTTGGATCAATACCCGTAAGAGTAAACAAGTTATAGTTGTAATTTGAAGAGTTATATCCTCTTCCAGTTGAAGCAAATCCTACACTAACCCCCTCAATCAATACTTTTCCACCCACTTCAAAGGGATAATCTTTAACGTCACTAAAACTTGCACCCAGTGTTACTGTAGCATCTTTAGTCAAATTGTTAAAGGTGATATTGTCAATTTTAATTCCATTTGAATTGTTAATTGGAATAATCTTTGTGGTCACATTATTAATAAGACTACTATTTTTTTCTATAGTAACTCTAGAATCTCCAAGTTCATATGACAATTCTACATCATCGATAATTTTATTTGTAAATCCATCAATAACTACAAGTGATGGTGAAGAAGTATAATTTTTACCTACAGATTCAATATCAATATAATCAAAGGAAAATAAAGGTTCTAATACCAAAATACTTGGAAACCTTGCAGTTGGTCTTACACTATAATCTACGGAATAATCAAAACCAATGTCTAATATTTCTATCGATTTAATATTTCCAATACTAGTTGTTTCTGGTCTTAGTAGTGATTCGGATCCTTCATTAGATTTTACTTTAACTGAAGGTAATGATGTATAATTTCTACCGCCACTTAGAACAGAAACCTCACCAATAGCTCCTTTAGATGTTGTCGATTTTTGTACATAATATTCTACACCTTGTCTATAAGATACTTCTTCTGGTGTATCCAAAATATTAAATTCAAATGATGTTGAAGAAATTCCAACAATTGAATAATTTCCGTTATATTTACTATTAACTAGAGAAATTTTACCAAATCCAGGAACTTCAGTATCAATTATAATGTCTTTTTTGATACTTTGATTCGAGGGTAAGTTAATTGGAACTAATTTATAATATAATTCATTTGGGAAATTATCATTTAAGTTTATTGTAACATTTGCAGTAGAATCTATTCCAACTCTTCCATTTTTGACTATCTCAAATATTTGTGATGATTGGGTCGAATTAAACTCCTCAATAAATTTTGAATCTGCATAAAATCTAAGATCAAAAGCTGAATATTGTACCCCATTATTTGAAAAAGATAGTGAAGGATCTGAAAGATCAAATATTACAGATTTATTTTTTATAAAATTTAAGGGTGGATTTATCTGAGATAAAGTTCCTGGTTGAGATGTTGTAATTGAGATAGTATCTGCAATAGACTTTACTGCTTGATAATAACTAGTTGAAAGTCTTACCCTGTCTGGGTCTATAACAACAATATAGTAAATTTCGTTGTCGTATAGTCCAACCGAAGGAGTTTCTGAATTATATACTACCTTTTGACCGGTTTTATATCCATGATTTTTAATTAAGATAGTCCCCGTTGTAGTATCTAAACTGGAGAAATCTCTTGGATTAATTACAAATCTTCTATTAAAATCATCATATCTAACACTAAACGAAGTAGAAACGCCGGATTTTACATTAATATCAATACTGTCGAATAGAGATAATCCGTGAGGTTCTGCAGTGGTAACTGTTACTACATTTTTAGATATATCTCCAACCAAAGTGTTTAATAAATTTGATTTAAAGCTATGCGTGTCTCCCGTGCCCACAGAAGTGAAATATAAAATTCCACCTTCTATTGATGAACCTACAGAAACAAAGGTTCCATTCGATCCCAATCCAACTCTAACAGTTGATATTCCAATAATATCATTGGAAATTTTTGCAACATAAACTGTGGAATCATTTGAAAGTAAGAAACTTGATTTACCATCAGTAGACACTGAAATTTGAGTTCCACCGTTAGAATTATAAATTATAGAATCTCCCGTATTTAAGTTGTGATTTCTAATATAAATTGATTGTGTTGGTATCGTTATTTGAGTATCTCCAACTCCAGAATTTGAAAAATATATTGTGCTTACGATTCCAACACCAGAAATTGTACCTAATCCAACAGATTCTACAGGATTAAAATACAATTCTTGACCAAAATCAAAATTATAAGAAGTAGATATACCAAAATTAAGTTCAAATTTCTTAGATCTTTCGGTAAGAGCAAATCCAGGACTATAAGAAGTTATTCCTGTAGTTTCATTTTGGTTACGAACAACTCTGACTCTGGATGCCTGTTTGTCAATATTTAAAATTTTAATTTGCTCACTTCCAATTTGATATATGTCATTTACTCTAATATTTGGGAAATCTAGATTTCCAAATACATTAAAATAAGTAACTATTCCCGTGTATCCTACAGACCCGACTCCAACGGTCAAAATCAATTTATTATTATTAAATGATATATTTCCTGATTTTTCATATTCAGAATTACCGGTAAAAGTTACTATGTCATTATTAAAATATTCATGGGGCACTGTAGTGAATCCAATAAAACTATTTTCATATGGATAGAACACTACATTCTCTAAAGTTTTTACTTCATAACTAATTTGAGTTACTTCTTTTCCTTTCAAAGATTTAACTTTTGCTTTTGCACCAAATCCAGTTTTGTCACCGAAACTAATTTGGTCACCTATCTTATATCCATCTCCACCATTTTCTATTTTAACCGAACTAATAGATCCACTAGAAACATTTACTATCCTAGAGTTTTGTTGCTTTACTTCATTTGGATTTAGTAAGTATTCATATGAAGAAATATTATATGCGGTAATATTTCTCTTCCAGTTTGTCTGATTTATATCAATATCATCTTGATTGGAATTTGTTCTAAAGTTAAATTCAATTGGTTTTGACTTGTATGAATTTCCTACTACATATGGAAATATTGGTGCTTTATAATTGCGAAATGGTCCAGATTCCTCTACATTCCCAGTACTGATAGTGGTAAAATATGCATATACTCCATTGGGATATTCTGGGGTTATACAAAATCTTCCATTAAATTCATCCAAATCCCCATCTTCCGCGTAAATGTAATCTTCTATAAAAAATCCATTTGGATAGTTTGGTCTTTGTCCGGAAGAAGTTAAAATATTTAAGTCACTTCTTAATTTGTAACCAGACCTCAATGGTCTAATCTGTCCTCCAGTTTTTGAAGAAAAACCGTTAGGTCCGTAAATAGGATTTCCATCATAAGCCCAACCAATAATAGGAGAATGTGCATTTGTTCCGGAAGAGTCATCTGCAGATAATTCTTTCCCATCAAAAATAACCAAATCCGGAACATATCTAACCCCACCATCTTCAAATTTAGTTGCCTGCACAGAGAATCTTAAATTTCTCGGCGCATATGCATGAGTATATTGAAGACCATAATTTTTATTAAGTCCTTTAAAGACGATACCATCATCTTTTGTTATTTGCTGAGACTTAATTAACCTTTCAACTAGGTTAATTTTCCAAGACTGTATTTGTGCTTCTAATTTTGCGCCCTCTCCAGCAGGGGTTACTGTAATAGAAGTACTTGATTGAGAATATCCCAACCCACCATAAATTACCTTAACTTCAACTAAAGAACCATTGGATAATACGGGCGTTAATAATGCACCAGTGCCAGCACCATTAACTGTAAGGTTGGGTGGAGAATTATAACCACTACCCGAACTCTGAATTAGAACCTCAAGAATTTGACCATTTGAAACGATCGGGGTTATTTGCGCTCCAGAACCAGAATTTAGACTAAATTCTGGTTGTACATTATGATTTATAATTTCATTTGAACCGTAATTTGAACCACCATTATCAACAAATACTGATTGAATTTCTCCCCTGAAAATTGGTTGTATTTTCGCACTAAAATTTTCGCCAGAAAGTGTTGAAACACCTATTCTTCCCTTTACTTCTACTTTAATTTTGGGATAGTTAAATTTATGGTCTCCTCTTCCGGTGGATGTTAAATTAACATATTTTTTTATATCATAATAAAAAGAAGTGGATATTCCAAGAGTTCCTATTCCAATCTCAGACAATTTAAATTGGTTATTGTCAATTTTAGTTACATAATATGAAGTTGAAGATGATAGACCACCTATTGGTTCTTCCGTTGCTTCATATACAATAATTTCACCACTATTATATCCATGGTCTTTGATTGTGATAGTATCAGAAGATGTTTTTATTCCGCTTATTCCAGTGACAGCTAGTTTATTCTGATAGTTTATACCTGGAGATTCGACTTTAATTGAACCAATTTTTCTTTTTTTATTTTTTGACTTGATTGAATGGTTACCTTGCCCATAAGAAGTTAGTCTTATGGTATTGATGCCACTAACAGCGTCTTCAAATGACTTATGAAGTGTTATCTCTGCATCATTCTTAACTGAAACAAAATATGTTGAATTTGTAGATAAACCTCCAACTGAAGTTTGAGAATCTGTTATATAAACAATTTCTTCAGCATCTCTAAACTTATGATAACTAGAAAATCCAATTTGATTTACTGGATTTAATTTTACCAAACCTGCAGAATCATTTGAATTAAAAGAAACTTGATAATCAAAACTGATAAGACTTGCTTTTGCTGAAGCTCCTAGACCATTTCCACCACTAATTTCAATTTTTGGTTCTTCAAGATAATCAAATCCGGGATCTATAATGTCAATTCTTTCCAACTCACCAATAATTGAGCAATATCCCTGTGCACCGGATCCATTACGGTCTGAAATAGATAAAATTGGCGGATTAATTATATCATATCCAAATCCCGGAGATGTTGGTAATATACTTTCAATAGCACCATAATAAATATTATCCTTAGACTTATAATTGAGTATTTCGACCCCATTAATGAAGATTCCGATTAATCCAGGATTTGTCTCATATTTATTGCCATCTATCTCAGGATTACTGATCTTCCTGATTAATTTCTGAGATTCTAATTCTTGAGTACTTAAATCACCAAATGTAAAATCAGTTAGTTCAAATTTGGCCTTGTTGACAACTCCATTTACAGATACAAAATTTTCAGTGAAAATATTACTTCTACTCTTAGTTAATTTTACTTCAGTATCACTAACTTTTTTGATAAAATAAATTCCAGTAGAAATCCCTAAAGAATTTCCATCTGTAGGTTTATATACTATAGAATCTCCGGTGTAAAAACCATGATTTCCTATTTTTAAAGTAGTCCCAGTAAAGGAACCACTAAATGTAAATGAACGATCATTTATATCTAAAGGTATATTCCGATATGATGGGAGTGAAGGTGATGCAACGTACAATGATCCCTCATCATCTAAATACACATTTTGTACATTTGAGGTGTATTGATTTGAAGTTGAATAGTTTTCAAACTCTACTTTATTGATGACCTTCCTTGCCGAATATTTTTGCGAAGTATCTAAGAGTAGTTTTTCCGAACCAAATTGAACGCTAAAAGACTTTTTGCTTCCAATAGAAATAACGTTTCCCGTTTGTTCTAAACCGGAAGAGGAAGTAAATGATACTAAATTACCCACTCTAAAAATATGATCTTCTTCCACATCCACAATATAAGACCTATCTGAACTATCTAACAGTCTGATAGAAGTTACATCATACTTTGCTGGGATGTTAAAAAACCAATGATTATCCCTATACTCTTTAGAATCATTTCCCAAAGTTTTTATCTTAATAATTTCATCAGTGGAGTATAGAGTGGCATTTTCTGGTATTTCCAAATCCGACAAAACACCAAAAATTCTAACCCTTACTTTTTCTCCAGTTACATTTGAATAACCATAAGTAAAATAGTCATAATTTATTTCTGTTGCTATTGGAATGTTCTGGTCAATACCACTACATCCCAAAAATTGGTTTAAAGTTTTTGAAGTATATTGAATATTTAAAGAAGAACCGTTAGTAAGTCTTACTGCTAATGATCCATTGGAGTTTGGGAATCCAACCGTAGAATCAACGTCGATTACTGTTGCCCCAGAAATAACTTCTAATGTATTTTTTGTTTTGGGATGTATTTGAAATTTTCCATATACAGACCCCTTTGGTTGGATATCTTTATCATAGTCAGAATCAAGACTAATTACATAATACTCTTTCGAATCTCTTATAATATTTTCAACTTTAGTTACTGTTCCTTGAGCTAACTTTAAAGTCTCATCGGAATCTTGGTATTGATAAAAAGTTCCATTAACAAATTCTTCGGGATTTCCTTCAATTTTTTCAACAACCAAGTCGGAAGTAACTCTATATTGCGCCCCAGAAGGTATAATGAGATAGTCTCTGGGTCTAATTATATCAACTTTTTCGCCATATAATGCACCAAATAAAATTTTAAAAGAGTTGTCTGTTCCTTTAGAGGAATAAAAATCTATTGCTTGTTTTACAAATAATCTTTCATTTAAATCTGGGAATAATTCTCTATTTTCAAAACCAGGAGTAATTTGTTTTTTTATTTTATTAAAAAATTCTTTTAGGAAAAGGACACTTAGATTAGTTACCTTTGCCGATAATTTATGTTCCTCAGAATCAGTTTCTGAAAATAATACTTCATCACCATTTTCGTATGAACTAATTCCACTAAATCCTCTTATACATCCTTCAAAGGTTGTTGAAGTTTTTGAAGTATATGTTATTATTTCTGAATCAATTAAAAGTAAGCCGTAAGAATCTGGAAAACCTGCAGTAGAAGATACATTAATAGTAGAATCGAAAAAATTAACATCAAAAGTTAGATTTGTGGATTCAATTAGATTTGTTAAACTATCTACTTTAATGTATTTGTCAATATTTTGAAGTATATCGTTGGTGCCTCCTTTGTTTTCTAAAGAAATATAATATTGTGATAAAAATTCCGACACCAAAGGAAATTCTTCTCTGACGAATTGTGGAAGTTGGTTATCAACGATTGAACTGATTTTGATTCTGGTTTCTGTCATTTTATTATATTCTTACGAGGTCTCCGTTGGTGTAACTTGATGTAAATTGATAAGAGGACCCAGATATATCTGAACCCGAAGAAATTTCATCAGAAAGCATATTTAATTTAATTCTATTAATATCTAGTTGTAAATACAAATCCTGTAATCCGATTACATCATTCGACTTTGGAATGGTTGAAATTTCAATTATTTGCTGACCAAGTGAAGTTTTTTTGGTAGAACTTATATTTACTGGAAACAATATTATTTCACCCTTTGAATAATCAATTTTCCCAGCATTTCTCCTTACAATTATTGGTTGTGAAAATTGTAGTTTAAAGAAAAATATGCTACCAGTAATTTTATCTTCATTTGGAATGTCACCAATATATAAAGTTTCATTTATTCCAGAAATATTGAATCCTGAAGATTTTATATTGTACCCATTTTGATTTTTTATATGAAATTCATTACCGAAACAAATTTCATAATCGCCAAAAGTATTTAAAACAGGACTTAAATCTCTGCGCATTGAAATTTTAGTGATATTAGATGTAATTGCGCTATCAGAATCATCAATGATTTTTAGATATTTGCTGTATTTAAATCTGGCACCATATCTATTAAGTTCTTTTGAATTTGAATAATTATTAAGATTATTAAGTATCTTCTCTCTAAGTAAATTTGGGTCGAGTGTTGTATTTGAATTATAGTATGCTGTAGTGTCAGTTTCGAGATAAAGATATTTTAAATCTATAATCTCCGGCACTATACCCGCAACAGCATACTTTCTCAAATCTTTCTCAATATTATCCTTAACTTGATTTGAAACAAACGGCCCATTAATTGGTTTAATGCATATAAAAACCTTTCCATATCTTGGTGGATTTAAATCTTCTCCACCAAAAACAGATACGGACTCCGCTTCTGGATAAATCGTTGGTATAATAGTTTCATAGTCAGTTGCAGTAACTGCGCGATTTTGTGAAGAGTACTTTCTGGGAGCATATTTTTTAATAGACTCTACAGATTCAATCTCTCTGCCATTCTGTGATTCAGAATTTGTAGTTATTAGAGATACTCCAGTAGTTACAACTCTATTCAAGTTGTCTACAATTCTGCCAGCAAAATTAAAAGAAGAAACTCCATTTCCACTCTCACCATTTGTTATATTATAATTAACCTCAATATAATTTAAATTATCAAGTTTTTTGCCAAAAATACCATCCCCAAAAATTAATTCATATCTTTGGTCTTCAATTTCTTGTATGAAAAATACTCTTGATTTTGAGTCAATTTCAAAAAGATTTTTTGCAAGTTTATATGTGTTTTTTACCGAACTTGATTCTGTATTTCTTACTGAAACTGTAATAGAATCTATATCAATATTTGCATTGTTTAAAATAAATTTCTGATTTGGATCATTTATATCAACTACAAAATTAGTAGTTACAAAAGTACCTTCATAAATGTCTATG